AGACGCCGCGAATCGGTCATCGTCGTGATATCCATATCCACGCATGGAATTGTGCCGCGCCCGATCACGCCAAAACACATACTGGCTCACCTGCTGTGCGAATGGGTTTCGTATCGTCACCAATACTTTGTCCCACCACTCGATCGGATGCCCTAGCAGCGGCTCCAGTGCCGCTACCGGCTGATGCCCTGTCGGGAGTCCATCGCGCGTCCAGCCCGGCATGGCCTTTTCTAGCCAACACCCATCCCAGACATCCTCAATATCGCAATACCCGCCGCCAATGGCAGTCCCAGCACACTTTGGGATGTGAATAAACGCAATCCGATTCTCTGGATGCCAACAGGTTGTCATAGTTCGCCGTATACCCTCGCTTCTAGCGTCTCGACTTGGATCTGTAGAAACTCAACCTGCGCCCGCAGTTCTGCAATCTCGTCTCCAGTGGGCTCCTGGGGCGTCTCACTGGACTCTGATCGCCAGTTTTCCCGTGCGCTGCGGACTTCCGCCAGATCGTCAGATCTGACCCCAGAACTAGTCGATTTGTAAGCCGGATAAGTAACCGGGGAAACGTCCAGTAATTCTACGTCGGTGATTGTGCGAACATCCATCCCGTCGTCGCGCTCTTCCCATGTCTCGCCAGTGACGCGAAAGCCAAACGAGGAACCCGAAATATCTCCCTTTTCGAGTTTCCGCTTGATCGATCGGTGATCTGGGTCGTGCTCGTCGTATGGGATTTCGTACCGCAGCCCGCGTTTCGTCTGGCTCAGCGTCATAGTCCCGGACTTGGTGCGCCCTAGCACAATATTAGGGTCGTGATTGACCAGCCCTCGGACGTCGTCGCCACGCTCTAGCGAGCTGGTAAACGCTGACGGTGCCACCCGCTCAACGACACCGTCCATTAGCTGGAATTCCGTCCCTGGGTCGTCAGAGCGGTGGAATACCGCCGCCATCCCGGAAATGACCTGCGAGCCATCGTCGCGCGTCTCGATCGTCGTCCCGTCTGTTTGTACCGGTCCCCGTCTCATGTCGTCTCTCCTAAAAGAGTTGATGTCCAAACTGCCGGCAATTCTGCCGTTTGACCAATCACTACCTGTGACACCATCTCTTGCAGCTGACTAGGCTGCGCCTTTCCACTCACCTCTAAAAGACTGTTTCCAATCTGACCTAAAAACCTTTGGGCCATGCCGTCGGCATCGTCACCAAATGGTTCCAGCTCACGCGCCAGTACGTTGGCATGCTTGTCATACAACCCATCATCAATCCACTTTAGAAACGTACTGGGATCTGATGCCGCCCGTTCAGCGTCTTTGGCTACCCGGCTAACCAGCCTAGTCGTCAGCCGCTTGGTGGCTTTCTTGAGCACATCTGACGGCTGCTTAGATTCGCTGCGCTGCGGCGGCTCGTTTGGTTCGGCAACCGGTTCTGGCATTGGGTCGCCAACAGCCGTCATATTCATGGGGCGCAAGTGCTTGGCCAACTCTTCCCGCTGGTCATCGGGAACCGGTATGTTTTCGCGCTGCATGACGTAGAGCGGTGACAGCCAACCTCCGAGAATGCCCTTCTCATACGATTCGGCACGATCCACCATGTTCGTGCGAATCAACGCCGCACGCTGGAACTCGACAAAGTGCGTATCGTCGCGCTTCTGTTCCTCTGTGAGCAGCTTGTCAAACGACTCTGTCTCAATTTCACGCAACCATGGGTCAATCGCTTGGTCGAGATAACGCTGGCTCTCTTGCTCCAAGCTAGAGTGGCTAGTACGGCTGTCGTCGCCCAGCATGTGCGGAGGCACCCTCAGAATGGCTGATATCATCTTGACGTCGAATTCACGTAGCTGCAGAAACTGGCTGTCCTCGTTGGACAGTTGGAATGGTTCGATTTCGGCGCCACCCTCCAGAATGGCCGGCTTGTGTGCATTCTCTACGCCTGCGTGGATGTTACCCCAGCTCTCGCGCAGTCTCTCAACGGCCTCTGGCCCGGATAGATAGCCTGGCAACTTGATAACAACTCTCGGCTGCGCAGAATTCATAAAGAATCTGCCGCCAAACTGCTGGGCAGCCAGACCAATCCCGATCGCATCTCGCAGCTTATCAATCACAGACCAGCCATCGTAGCCACTCCAACCAAGCCCGCGGATGTGGAACACGCTACGTGCTGGCAAAATGGCATCTCTGCCATCAATGATCGTCTGATAGATCAGCTCGCCATTTACAACAGCCGGGTAAGTGTTTTCCGGGTCAAGTATTTCTAGGGCCTGTGGGACCATCGCGCTGTTGCGGTGGATACGTGCGTAGCCGCCGCGATGCAATAGTGCATTACCAACCATCGTCTGCAGGAACGTATGGGACCGCATAAACGGGTTGACTTTCTTCCGTAGCAGATCCCACGCAGGGTGGGACTTATCCGCTACCCGCTGATCGCCGCGGCGCCGATAGACAAAGACAGGCAGCCCAGCCACATCAGATGAAATCAGATTCAGCCCGGAAAATAGAACCGGATGGCCAATAACGCTATCTTTGGTGATCGGCACACCCGCGGCATTGGTTCGGCCAGATCCAAGAATCCCGAAGATATTGGCCGACGTCAGTGGGACGTTGGGGTTTTCGATGCTGGCCCGCATCACATAGTTAGTCAGGGTTCTTATTAGCATCATGCAAATCCCAAATGATGGCCAGTGCGATCATCGCTGCGCCGCCGACACACACAGCCAACGGCTGATAAATCAGCCATGCGCCGACAATCAGCGTTGTAATTCCGGCCAGTGCCAATAGATCTTTCATGCACCGATCTTCTCCCGCACCTCTTGCGTTGCATCCGTCGGTGAAATCCAACTCCTACCTTGTGACGCAAGGTGCGACATACGGGTCAAATAGACAGCGTGCCTCAAATCAGCTACCGGTATTGAGCAGGCGTGGTCTGTCCCGCGCTGGCCATGCACTGAGGTAATATGTGCCTCCACCATGCAAGCCCCGCGCTGAACGGCCCAGCTGCCGGCCTCCATGAACCCAGAATGGTCGCTATAACCCACCAAGCAATCATATTCATTTCGTATTGTCTCGATTGCAGCTAATGCTGCGTATTCCAGCGGACACGGGTACATTGAGACACACTGCATTACGATTAGCTGATTATGGAACTTGCGGACAGCATCAATTGCACGCCCTAAGTCACCAACGTCGCACATGCCAGTTGATAGAATCACCGGCTTGCCAATCCGCGCCACACCCTCAATCAATTCGATATTGCGGATGTCTTTGCTGGCGATCTTGTAAGCCGGCATGTCCATATTGAATAGTGGCTCAATGCACGACTGATGGCATGGCGTGGCATACATCTGCGCCCGCCAGTTGTTGTACTTGATCCTGTATTGGATGTGATGCAGATCACTCACTGTTAGATCTAGTGCCTTGCGGTGTTCTCCGTAGGTCTCTCCGTAGGCATGTTGTGGATCTGGGTGTGGTGCTGCCAGGACTTCCGGCAAAAACTCTCGCTCTGCATCTCGTAGCTGGAACTTGACGGCGTCTACTCCCGCACGCTCAGCAGCGCCAACCAGACGGATAGCGTGGTAGACGTCCCCGTTGTGGTTCTGTCCAATCTCTGCGACGTAGAACGGCTGGCATCCATCGCCGATTACCCGATTGCCGATTTGCAGCTGCATAATGCCTTGACTCGTAACAAGTCCTCCTGAGTATCAATCGTGTTATGCTCAACCGGCCCTGTGTATGGCAGCGCCAAAACAGATGGTTTCCATTGCTGGTGGCAATGCCAAGTGACATGCTCTGAAACGTCTCCGATATAGTCCTGCATCATCTCTAGGCATTGCGTCGTGACCATCTCCGGTAGACCGATGTGCGTCATGACGGCCGGTCTGCCGTCTGGTAGCACGTAGTGCGTATACTCGTGACCCTGGTTCACTAGTAGCTTGTCGATCCACTCTGCCTGCACTAGCGGACTGTCGCCATTCACCCGCACGACAACGCCAACGCTATTTGTTTGTGCCGCGCTGCGGATGCGTCCTAATACATTCCACTGCTCAGACCTGCGAACTATATGCTTCGTGCAGCCCTGTTTAGTGCATAAGTCCGAAATCTCATGGCAATCGTCCAAAGTAGCCACAATCACATCATCAACGCCAGACCGCCGGCAGCGCTCAATAACATGCTGCAAAACCGGCTTCCCGCACAGATCCGCCATCACCTTTCCGGGAAATCGTTTGGAGTTCATCCGTGCCGCGATGATTGCCGCAGTCTTCATTTGCGCTTTCCAATAATCAGGATACTGCCATCAACGTGCGACTTGTGCTCTAGCTCGTAGGCGCCTTCTAGGATGGCGTCCAAAGGCAGCCATCGATCATCACAATTTGCATCTGCAGACAGCCGGAACGTGTGGCAATGGTGCGGGAAATTTTCTGCCCTCAAATGCACCGATCGGTAACTTGGCACAAATGCTACCAGATAGCCGCCAGCACTCAGCCGGTACGTTATTGCCGCTATGCACGAGTACAAGTCTGGTATGTGCTCTAGTGTGTGCGACGTAAACACACAGCCCACATCACCAGGTACATCCCACGGCGCTTTGTATTCCGCGTACATATCAACGACGATCGCACCGTACCCAACCGGCCCAGCTGCGCCGCCGAAGTCGATCGACCTGTGCGACTGCAGTAGTTCGACAATGCGCTTGCGGTAGATTGATAATCCTTTCCACCTCCACGCACCAACGATAGCCCGACTGTCGTCAGTGTGGACGTCAACCAGGCCATTCTCGACGGCATAATTTGCGGGGTCGTCTTTCAGGTCGCCAGCCTTGATTTCATCATACTCTTTGACGACTAGCTCTTTATCCCATTCGCCGGTCATATTGTCAGCAAGCCTCGCTCGTTGTAGACGCTCGGCATCGACTCACCCGATGACGCGCGGCCCATCGCCATGCACATAGCCACAATCCCGTCAATCTTGCCGCTCGACTTCTTCTTGGCCATTTTGATATTGTTTTGAGCGTCCAGCTCAGTGACGACGCAGGACAGCATCCATCGCAGAATGTTGTTATCGTCATGCACTAGACTGCCATTCAAGATCGCCTCTTGGGTAGCCTTGATACCTGGCCACATCCCGCCGCCGGTCTGTGCGATCTTGACGCAATCAAAACCCTTGCGTTCCAAAATCGTGTACGTGTCATGCGCTTGGTATCCGTCGTATGCAACCTGCACCACTTGATAGCGCCGCGAGTCCTCCAAAAGCCTCTGTCGCACATACTCATAGTCCGTGCTGTTCGTTGGTGTCACGTTTAGCAGTCCGTCACTGACCCACTGTCGGTATTGGCCGTGGTAGATTTTCGGCCTGTCACGCATCGTCCCATCCGGCACCCAGAAGTGTGGCACGATGTAGTATTTCCCACCAACCGGAAAGACATACACCATCGCCGTCATGTCGTCGGTAGATGCCAGATCCAGACCAACAAAACATGCCTTGCCCTCTAGATCTGGGTATTCACCCTGACAGGCATTCCAAGCATCCGTGCCGATCCATCGTGACTCAGACTCAGTCCACTGATTTAAGTGCAGATTGCGGAACGTGTTCTCAAATGCCGGCGTATTCTTAGCCCGACTAAATGACTCTTCCAAGTATTCAACCGTGACACTGCGGCCAAGATTAGGATTCACACGAGCCCACACTTCTTTATCTTGCCAATCCTCAGTTTCTTCCATCTCGTACAGGCAAGGCAAAAAGTATCGGTCGTCAATCGAGCCATCCCGCACGTTCCTGGCATGATTCCACAGCTCGTAGCAGACCGATTCCCGGTCTGTTCCGGCGGTAGTGATCGAAATCACCAGCGGCTGCCGCCGCTGCGCCGTGCCCGTCTTGAGAACGTCGTAAACCTCCCTGTTCGGCTGGGTGTGCAGCTCGTCAATGATCGCAGCATGGACATGCAGACCGTGCAACGTGGAAGCATCGCCGGTAACCACCCGCATTTTGCCGTGCATAGCCTCGTGGATAATCCGGCGATCCGCTGGCGAGTTGTTGACTTTCAGTAGCCTGGCTAGGTCGGGGTTCCGAGCCACCATCACCGAGGCGACCTCAAACAGATTCGCAGCCTGGTTGGCTGTCTCCGCAGCTATGTAGACGTCCGGTCCCTGCTCCCTGTCACAGAGCAGCAGGAACAGTCCCAGCCCCGCACAGAATGTCGTCTTGTTATTCTTGCGGGGAATCCCCACCAATGACTCGCGGTATCGTCTTGTGCCGTCTGGACGCTTCCAGCCGATCAGCGTGGCCGCGTAGTCCTTTTCCCACGGATTCAGATCAAATGGCTTACCACCAGCGAATCCCTTGACGTGTGTCAAAAACGTCGGGAAGAAGTCTAGTACCAATTGCGCAGCGTCAGCGTCGAACTGGCAATCTCCAGCCGTAGCAATCGGATCGTAGCCCGCGATGTCTCGCGGTGGTTCAATCTTCTTCCGTCGTACCATCCAACGCATCCGCGGCCCTGCGCAAAAGCGAGGCCACTTCCTCCGTGCTCGTGTTGATAGATCCAGTCCGCAAGATCATCTTTGCTAGTGCCCGTAGTTCATCTGCGTCGTTCATTTTTTCTTGCTCACCTTTCTTGATGCCTCCGCATGCGCATCGGCTAGGAATCTGTTTAGGTCATCAACCGCATCGAATAACCCCTGCTTGTCAAGTCCACTCCAGATCAATCGCAATGCGTGATCTGAGAGCAAATCCCAAAGTATCGCAGACTCTTCGTATCGGTCACACGTATGACCTAGATTGTTTAGACGCTTTTCGTGCCTAAGCATCGCATTTGTAAAGTCTTTCTTGACACGCTCCCGGCTGTCTTGGATTGGTGTTTGCGACTCTTTTTTTGCTGCTGTCATAGCTACCCTACCGTGCCAAAGAATCTGTTTAGTCCGTCGTCCTCGACCTTCTTCGGGACCTTGATCCCAGCCCGATCACTTGGTGTCAGTCCCAACTTGCCAATCAGCCGCTGGAACTTATCGACCGCCAAATACCACTCCTTAGACCCATTGGGGTGCGTCCGCATCTCGTGCCACAGATCGCACAGAGTCAGCACCGCCATCGTGTCCTCGGAAGTCAGCCACGAAGCCTGCATGGCGTATTCCCAACACTCCCGCCGATACTTACTCAGGCGAGCCGGCCGATGCGGGCGCCCATTGCCGTATGGACACTCGTCTGCAACCTGGTCATGCCTCTTCGGCTGGTACGTGCC